ATGGAGCAGCAGTTTTTCACGATCCGGATCGAGCGGCAGGAGACCCGCATGGAGCGCCTGGAGCGGCGGAAGAGAGAGACCCGGAAAAGTATCTTCGCCGCCGTGCTTGCCGTCCTCGCGGCGGCAGCCCTGTTCGCCGCGCTGGCGGCCACAGAGCCGGTGATTGTCGTGACGAAAGAGGCGGAGCAGGGTCTCCAGCCGGTGGTGCTGATCGTGCCGGAGGCAGAGGTATGAGTGATAAGGAAGCTCGTCTGTTTGAGGTGCAGCACCCGGAGCGCCCCGCCGTACAGGTACAGGCGGTGGACCGGCTGCGGGCCGTCGCGGCGGCGGCGCGTGAATGGGGAGACCGGTGGACGGAGATCGCCAGAGACTGTGAGGTCACCGACCTGGGCCCGGCGCCGGAGCAGAAGCGGAAAAGCAGGAGGACGACATGATTCATGAAAAGGGACTTTGCAAGGTGCTTTCGGCCGCCTACAAGGGCGGCGGATATTCCGTGATCCCAGTCCGGCGGCAGGTGGAGACCGTCGCCAGGTCCTGGCGGCGGAACGAGATCATCCTGAACGGTGCCACCTGGGCGGTGCGCTGCCTGACGGAGGACCTGCCGAAAGAGGCGGCTGTCCAGATCGTCAAGGACGTGGGGTATATGCCGATGGAGCCGGTGAGCGTCCAGAAGAACCAGCCGAATCAGACCATGCTGGAAGATGTGGCCGACATACGGGAGAGCCAGCTTGAAGAGCTGCGGGACGGATCATCCGTCATGGTGAAGATCCCCGTGATTTTCCGGGACCGCTGGCAGTTGTACCAGACGACAACTGGCGCGGTCTATGCCTTCGACACGGAGCTGCTGAAGCTGATCGACTTCAAGGAAGTATCGCCGGAGTGCCGGATTACGCCGCATGGCAACATGGCTATGTTCTTATGGGGAGACGAGATGGTATTTCTGGCGCCGGGGCGGTTCTCCCGGGAGAACGAGGAAAAGATCCTCTACATAGCAGGGATGGACTGGGAGAATCAGGTGGAGGCCGACGATCCCGTGGTGAACCTGAACCTGTTCAACGCGGACCAGGACGAGCCCCTTCTGACGCCGGAGGAATGATGTGGAAATGGAGAATCAGGAATACTACTTCGACGTGTCATATCAGCGCAGCAAGGACGGGCCTGTGGGCATGATCTATCTGCCTGATATCGGCAGCGTAATGGAGTGGATGCAGAGGAATGGCGAGAGCATCCACTTCGCCCTCCTGCTGAAAATGCCGGGAAACGCGGACGGCCTCGTGGATCGGGAGGTATGAGATGGAAAGCAGATTTGAGAGGATTACAGAATCTCCGGACGCCCTGGCTGCTGTGCTGGCCTCTATCCCAACGGCGGACGCACCGTGGGATATAGCATTCGAGCGGGCCTTCTGCGCGGGCTGCGCCCTGGAAAACTGCGATGGCTGCCAACACAAAAACCTGGATCGGATTAAGTGGTGGCTGGAGCAGCAGACGGCGAAAGCCTTTTTGACCAGGAAGGGTAAGCGATCCGGGTGGTTTTCCATGTCCAAGAAGCAGGAATTGGTGGACAAGCTGGGTCCTATTGAGCACCAGACGGAAGAACTGCTTGAGGAGCTATGCGGCAACTACTGCAGATACACCAGCGCCGCCAACGGAAAGACCAGGGATGAACTGTTGGATATTTGCGAGGACTGCCCGTTGTCCAGATTGAGAGATTTGATCGGAGTATAGGCAATGGGAAAAATCAGGTGCCCGGAGTGCAGATACCGGGCAGCAAAGTTTTCGGACTACACCTGTGACTATGCGGGGATCACGGGCCATACGAGGCGGGCCGTCCCGCCGGAGCGGTGCAGGCATTTTGAGCCGGAGCAGCCGCCGGAGGCCGCAAAGCGTGCGAAGCCGAAAGGGCCCGCCATCGCCATCAACCCAAGCCGCCGGCGGACCCGGTACGACTGGGAGAAGGCTAAAATGCTTTACGACCAGAAGTGGAGCGATTCAAAGATCGCGGCCGCCATGGGATGTGATGTCAACAGCGTTTTCGCCTGGCGGAAGCGGGAGAAGCTGCCGCCATGGCCGCGCTCGGAGCAGATTGTGGCGCGGAAGGAAGTGGTGGTGTGAAAATACCGGATGATGTGTTTACGACCCGTTGCCGCTACTGCGGTCATGGGCAGACGGGAGCGGAAAATAAAGAAATCCCGGATGATAAACTGTTTATTCACTTTTGGGCAAAGCAATCGCCGTGCGGGATCATCGGGATTGCACAATGTGATAAGGTCCAAGGCGAGTGTCTGGACTTCAAGCCTAACCCGATGTTTGGAATTTGCGAATACTGCACTTTCACAAACAGTTTTCATCCCGGATTTTGTACAGCACCCAGCGGGCCGGTGAACAAGCGGCGGGTATTCCTGGGGTGGAGCGGAATCGGGGATTACTACTCTGTCCACGCGCTTTTCACCTGTGATCGCTATCGAGTGAGTGAACGGTGGAAGGACCTGATCCTAAAAAATGCCGTAGAGGGCCATGCTCCGGCTAATTTTGACCCGGATACCTGGGAGGCGTTGGAGCACATCGACGGGACGCCGACGGCAAAACAGTGGGCGGACCTGCAAGCCAAACGAAAGGCAGAACTGGAGGCAGAGGCAGAAAAAGAGGCGGGAAAAAGGACAGAGCTGGAGCAAAAACAAATTTCCATGTTTGAAGATTACTAAATTGAAAACGGAATAAGGTGCGTGTATGAGAATCGAAGACCTTCCGCCGTGGGCGCAGGCTCAGGCGGCGAACCAGATCATGGCGCGGCAGAGGAGGGGAAGCGGCAGGAGCCGGGCCCCCTCCCCTGCCCTGTCGGACGATGAAGAAGAGATGCCGCGGCGGGCGGCATCCAAGTACCACAACCGGAAGGCCGCCCGGATCACGGCGGCGGGAAATATTCTGGAATTTGACAGCCAGAAGGAGGCGCGGCGGTATGACGAGCTGGCGCTGCTGCTGGCGGCCGAGAAGATTCGGGACTTGAAGCTCCAGCCGGAGTACACCCTGCAGGAGGCATACACCACCCTGGAGGGCGTGCGGGTCCGGGCTATCCGGTACAGGGCAGACTTTTCCTACGAGCGGGCCACGGAGCCGGACTGCTGCGGAGAGGTCCACTGGCTGCGTGTGGTAGAGGATGTAAAGAGCGAAGCCACCAAAACCAGGGTATACGCCATCAAGCGGAAGCTGATGCGCGAGCGGCTGGGTATTGATGTGCGGGAAGTGTGACATGTGCAGGCTGATTTGTGGGGACTGCATGGAACTGTTGCCAGAAATCCAGGACGGGAGCGTCGACATGGTACTTTGCGACATGCCATACGGCTCTACGCAGAATACCTGGGACCAGAAGCTGCCGCTAGACAAGCTCTGGGAGCAGTACAGCAGGATTGTCAAGGAGCACGGCACCATCTGCCTGTTCGCGGACGGAATGTTTCTGGCGGACCTGATGAAAAGCAACCGAAAAATGTGGCGGTATAACCTGATTTGGGACAAAGTGATCCCTACGGGGTTTCTAAACGCCAACCGGATGCCATTGCGGCGGACGGAGGAGATTGCGGTGTTCTACCGAAAGCAGCCGCTCTACCATCCCCAAAAGGTGCCGGGGAAGCCGAACCACAGCAAGGGGCGGGCCGTCGGGAACCGGGCGGGCCAACGCTTTCAGAACCGGGACTATGGGGACTACGCCGTGGTGGACAACAGCAAAGACTTGGGCACATGGAAGCATCCGACATCCTTGATCTCTATCCCGAAGCCACACGCCTCTAAGTGCCTTCACCCGACGGAGAAACCGGTGGCGCTGTGTGAGTGGCTGATCCGTACGTACACAGACCCCGGGGAGACTGTGCTGGACAACTGCATGGGAAGCGGCTCCACCGGCGTGGCCTGCATAAGAACCGGGCGGAATTTTATAGGGATAGAAAAGAACCCGGGGGATTTCGCCGCGGCGGAGAAACGGATCGCGCAGGCGAAAGTGGATATGGGAGGCATCACATAAATGGAACATCTCCGTTTTTGCGGTTCCCTCAACATTGCTTGCGGCTATGCCGGTGAGCAGGGATTCTGCACGCTGACCAGATGCCCCGTGGTTCTGGACGAGTTCCAGGCCATGCGGAGGCACCAGGGGCCAACAGGGCCGAAGGGCCGGCCGGACGGATACGGCAATGCGGGAGGCAACATGATGAAGTCAACGTGCAGGGGCTGCGGAGCGCCCATTGTGTGGATCAGAACGGCGGCCGGGAAATCCATGCCCTGCGATGCGGAGCCGGCGCTGTACAAGGCCCGGGAGGGCGCGGCGGGTAAGATCATAACCGGGAACGGGACGGTGCTGTCTGCGGACATCGGCGGACTGGCCGCATTTGAGCCTGACGGCGTGGGGCATGTGAGCCATTTTGCCACATGTCCGGCGGCGGAACAATTTCGGAGAAAGGGAGCCGGAAGGAGGGGTGAGGATGGACAGGAAAATGGAGTGCCCGATTTGCAAGAAGAAAGCAGTGTTTGTAGGCGTCCATGATGATGAAGGCAATTATCACGGACTGATGGGATGCGAATATGAAAACGCTCCATGGAGCGGACTGTCGTATGCCTTACATCACGAAGGATGGGGAGACTGCCCACTATGCACTGATGGCGCAGAAAGCACAATGGGCGGGATGCTATTTGATACAGCCGAAGAAGCAATCTCCGCCCTGTCCCCGCCGAACGAGCCGCTGACCATTGAGCAGTTGCGGGAGATGGATGGGGAGCCGGTGTGGATTGTGGAGCAACCTGACTGGGGGCACTGGGAGCTATCAGCAGATGCGGAGGATTATCTGGCAAACCGTGACCAAGATTTTTACGGGTTGAAACACGATGACCCTGCGGGACGCTACGGGCTGCATGTGCTGGGGTGGCTCGCCTACCGCCGCCCGCCGGAGGGAGAGGAGGAGCGTCATGGCGATTAAGAACTACACGACCGAGGTAGAGGTCTATAAGAGTTTAGGAGAAATTCAAGGGGCGCTCGCCGGCCATGGCGCCAGAAAGGTCATGGTGGACTATAATGCCGCCGGCCAGCCCACCGGCATCATGTTTGCCATCGAAACTCCGGCCGGGCCTCGTGGCTTCTGCCTCCCTGCCAATATTGACGGGGTACGGACAGTATTTACCCAGCAGAAGGTGAAAGCCAAGCCGGGTCAAGCCGAGCGCACCGCATGGCGCAACGTCCGGGACTGGGTCATGGCGCAGATGGCGATTATTGAAGCCGGGCAAGTGCAAATGGAAGAGGTATTTCTGCCCTATCTGACTGACAGTAGCGGTCAAACGCTATATCAGCTATACCAGAGAGGCCGGTTGTCCCTCGGCCCTGGGGAGGGGTGACCATGGAACGGTTGACTTACTGGAACGAGGAATATGGTTGCTGGTCATATCATGGGCCAAGCGGTGAAGCAGCAAAGCGCCTCGCAGCCTACGAGGACACGGGGCTGGAGCCGGAGGAAATCTTTTCTGCCGTGGATATGGCAAAAATCGCCTGTGCGCTGCGTGAGCTTAATGTCTACAAGGAGCTCGGCTCCATTGACTGTCTCCGCAAGCTGGCTGGTGGCCCGGGAGAGACATCAACCATCACCAATGGGGGTAAAATCCGGGCCATGGACGATGACAGACTGGCGCAAGAGATTCTGCGCCGCTGGCGGGCAGAAATGGAGGCGGGAAAGTTTGAGGATATTTCCACTCGGTGGTGTGACATGAAGGGTGGATGCGTCAGCAGTAAGGGATACCCACGCCCCTGCACGGAAGATCGTCTGCTGGCCTGCATCAAACGATGGCTCCAGCAGCCAGCGGAGGGGTAGGGATTGAGGTGTGAAGATCTTATCATGCGGCGCCGGGATGCAGTCATCGGCCCTGCATCTGATGAGCTGCGAAAACGCCCTGGCAAAGATACGGGGAGAACCGCCTGTATGGCCCCAGGTGCCGATTTACGACATATCCATATTCTGCGATTTGGGATTCGAGCCGCCTTGGGTGAAAAAGCAGGTCGAATTCCTGGCAAACGCCGGTCATTCTTGCGGGGTGCCACTTGTGATTCTGGATTCTCCGCTCTACACCGACTTTATGGAGAATTTCGGGGAAAGGCGGACGATCAGCATCCCGTGGTGGACCATCAAGGAGGACGGCCACAAAAGCAAGATGCCTCGCAACTGCACCATCGACTACAAGGTAGAGCTGATCTCCAAGTACGTCCGGTGGGAGCTGCTTGGCTACAAAAAGGGGCAGCGGCTCCGGGAGGAAGACAAGAAGGCCCACGAGATGCACATGGGCTTCAGCGCGGAGGAGTCACGCCGGTGTAAGGAGAGCCCCAACCCCATGTTCGTCAACAAGTTCCCCTTGGTGGAGATGGGTCTGACCCGGGCGGATAACTTTGCCTACATCAAGGATGTATGGGGCTTGGAGACCAAGGCTTCGGCCTGCTCGTTCTGCCCGTTCCACAAGAATTACTTCTTCAAATTCCTGCGGGAGAATGAGCCGGAGCAATACGCCCAGGTTGTGGGCGTCGATGAACTGCTGCGGGACAAAAATCCGAAGCCGCCTATGGATTCCGACTTGTTCATATCGAGAAGTCGAAAGCGGCTCATGGATCTGACCGACGAGGATTGCAACGACGCTGAGTGCTTTGAATACTGCGGAATGCAGATTTGGAATGGATTTTGATTTGAGAAGATTCGATACTATGGAGCTTTGGAGGAGGAGAAAGATATGGACGAGCTGATTCGGAGGGTTGACGTGGCGCGGCCGCTCCTGGAGAAATACCGGGAAGTGAAGCGGCAAGCGGAGAGGGCTCGGAATCTGAGGAACCTGGGCTCTTGTCTTGCATTCCGGTCAGATATGGAGACTTTGAGAGCGTGCATCCAGATTGCCGTTGAAGCCCCGGCCATGGGAGAGGCCGGCGGAATGATCCAAGAGGCCGCTGTCCGGCGGCCAGTCCTGCAGGATGCCCTGGTGATGTATGGGCAGCAGGCGCAGATTGACATGATGCTGGAAGAGATGGCGGAGCTCTCCAAAGCACTGTTGAAACTGCGGAGAGCAAAGAAACACGAGATCACGGAGCCTCTGTTTCTCGTAAAGAACGTGGAGGAAGAGATAGCAGATGTGCAGATCGTCTTGAACCAAATGAAGCTGCTGTTTCCGGGTTGGGGGATCTGGATGCAGGCAAAGTTACAGAGGCTGGAGGAGCGGATCGAGAAAGAGAGGTGGGCGGATGCAGACGAAGGAAGAACTGCTGGAGATCGAGCAGCGGCTGCTGGTGGAGATGGGCCGGCGGTACGGCGCCCACCTGGAGAAGGCGGCTGCGGCGCGGCGGGCCCGGTCCAGGGAGAGAGCGAGGCGGGCACGTGAAGCGGCGATCCAGGGAATACGAACGGCTGGCGGCGATGGCGGCGGAGGCCAAGCGCCGCGGGCTCTCCTACGGCCAGCTGATGGCCGGCACAACGGAGTATGAGCGAAACCAGATCGTGCAGAAAAGGCGGAAAACATAAACGAAAGGAGGTGCCGCGGGTGTTTCGGTACAAGAAGTCCATTCCGGTGAGCTATGAGTGGCAGGGATACATATACTTCACTTCCCTGCTTTACTGGGAGTTACCGAAGCGGACACAGGAGAAGATCCTGAATTTGTGTATCGCCGCCGGGAAAGAAAACTACCAGGCGCTGTTCGAGTTTGTGACAACGGACGCGGGCGCACAGGCGGTCTGCCTGCGGCACCACCTCTCCCCCTCTACGTTGGAACGAGCCGTGCGGAGATACTACGAGGCGTTCCCACGGAAGATTTGACATGCAGGCAACCGGGTCACTCCCGGCGGCCTGCGTCTTCCCCTTATCTATGACCACATCCCGGTAAGGGTCACGCCCGCGAAAGCGGGTGCTCCGAAGATCAAGGGGACCCCGCTGCGCCCCGCGCAGTGGGGAGAGGAGACGCAAGGGAGCGGGCATTGTTTTCGCATTGGGGTCCCCGCCACGCCTGCGTGGTGGGGAGAGCCGGAGCAGCGAAGTGAGCGAGTTCTGACCAGAATGGCCGGAACGAGGGATGCGGAGCTTGTGACGGCGAGGGAAACGGAGCCGAGCGGACTTTGCGGCGACGAGGTGAGCCGGGCCCCTCCCCTGCCGTCCGTGTTGACGGCTGCGTTCCTACGTGGAGAGAGCGGCGGTGGGGGATTCTATGCCGCGCTGCGGGCGCATGAGCCGGGCGGGGCCTGCAAAACGAGATTCCGGTTTAAGTCACATCAAAAAGCCACCAACGCCCTGGCCGCCAGTACACGAGCACTGAGGTCCTCCGAAGTGGAGGGGAGCCAAAATGTGCCGCCGTCAATGCTGGGGACGGCACCAACGAGGGGCCCTGCGTAGACGATCAGACGAAAAGGCTTTCCGGATCATATACATATTAACATTCGCGCGCACGCGCGAATGTGGGCTTGGTAAGGGCCTAAGTTTTCACCAATAAAGCAGATAAAAGCAGAAAGAGGCAATGGGGGACCCCGCCACGCCCCGCGTGGTGGGGAGAGGACGAGCCCCGGAATGAGTGAGACCTGCCGCGGGCGGCAGGGTGAGCGATATGGAGGAGGCGAGGACGACATGGATGGGTACTGGATCGTCCGGACGTATGAGGCGGGCAACGTGGGAGAAAAAACAAAATTTTTCGTCCCAGGTGCCCGCCCCACGAGATCACAGCGCCGCCTGCGGGACGCCGCCCGGAAGCAGGCACAGAACGAGTACAGCGCGGAGAAGGCGCTGGCCCGCCTGCTCAACGCGAACTTCACAGAGGGCGACCTGCTGGTGGGCCTGGACTATTCGGACGAGGGACTGGCGCGGCTGGAGGCCTGGGCTCTCCGGCAGGGCCTGCCCATGGAGACCGAGGAAGAGCGGCTGGACACCATGCGGGCGGCGGCAGAGCACGAGCTGCAGCTGATGATCCGGCGGGTGAAGCGGGAACTGGACAAGCTGGGACTCCCGCTGCGGTACGTGGCCGTCACCTCCGACATGGACGGAGACACCGGGGAGACGGTACGGGTGCATCATCACTTGGTGGTAGACCAGGCGGTGCGGGACGTGTTCGTGGAAAAGTGGGCGGGCCTGGGCGGCGTGGACTGGAAGCCACTCTCCCCGCAGATGGACTACACGCCCCTGGCCTCCTACCTGATCCGGCAGGTGCGGCGGGTGCCGGATCACAAGAAGTACATCTCCAGCCGGAATCTGCTCCGGGTGGAGCCGAAGGACCGGATCGCCATGAGCGAGGCGGAGGTGCGCGTGCCGAAGGGCGGCGTGCTACTGTTTCGGGAGGCGTACCACCCCGGCCTGTCCCAGTACATTCGGTACATCCTGCCGGAGAACCGCAGAAGGGTTCCCGCCGGAGCCCAGCGGAGCGGGTCCGGCGGGAAGAGGACGAGCGCCCAAGCCCCGAATAGGGGCGCGGAAGTGCCCTTGGGGTGCAAGGAAGCGGGCGGAGTTTTACCCGCAAGGGGTATGCGGCATCCGTATGGAAGCAAAGCTCCCGACGGCTGCCCAATCTCCACAGGAGGAAACGGAGCTAAGCGGACTTTGCGAGGACGACGGCCGCCTGGAAGGACGGGAAAAACGGAATAGGCGGTGGAGGCCCGGGAATTTTCCTCGGGCCTGAAAGCCGTGGAATTTTTCGACACGACAACGCGCGCACGGGGGCGGGTATGCCCTCGCACGCGCGTACACGCGCGCACCTGCGCGCGCGAGGGGACAATGCGCCTGTATCCTTTGCAGGACAAGGGATACAGGCGTTTTTTTGCGCTCAAAAAGTTGACGGTTCGACGCATGGTCACCCTGTTATACTGGTATTAGAGACCGGGGCGGGAGATGCGGAGGTGACGAGGACGTGGGAAGGCCCAGAAAGTACACGCCGCGGACGCTTAAAAGGGATGTAGAGCGGTATTTTGCTTCCATCACCCGGAAGGTGCGCATCACAGAGCCAGTGCCCACCGGCCGGTACGACGACAAAGGGCACATGATTTTTGAACAGGTGCCGGTGAAGAACTCCCTGGAAGAGGAAGTCTGGGTCACAGAGTACATCGTGCCGCCGGAGATCGCGGCGCTGTGCGAGTTCCTGGAGATCGACCGGAGCACCTGGGCCAACTACCGGGACCCGGACAAAAACCCGGAGTTCGTGGAGATCACCCAGCAGGTCTACGAGCGGATGAAGGCGTGGAACGAGCGGGAGCTGCTGACGCGGCCCGGCAAAGACATCAAGGGAATTGTCTTCAACCTGGAAAACAACTACGGATACCGGGAGCGGCACGACCTGGACTTCTCCAGCAAGGGGATCGAGGAATACCTGCAGAAGCTGGAAGAGGCCGGCGGGGGTGGCAGTTTATGAACATCCTGAACGTGCGGGAGTATATCGAGACGTTCCTGAAAATCCGCACGAAGGACGGAACCCTGATGCCGCTGCGGCTCAATCAGCCGCAGGATCGGATGTACCAGGCGGTCAAATCCCAGTGGGACGCCGGAAAGCCGGTGCGGATCATCGTCCTCAAAGCCCGGCAGATGGGGTTTTCCACCCTGACGGAGGCCATCATTTTCGCTATTACGGCCACCCGGTTCTATACCGACTGCATGATCGTCGCACACAAAGACGAGGCCACCGCCAACCTGTTCCGAATGTCCCTGCGTTACTACGAGAATCTGCCGGAGCCGATGAAACCCATGCGGAAGGCAAGCAACGCCCACGAGCTGGTCTTTGATAAGCCGGCCCACTACAAGGGCCGCCGGCCGGGCCTGGGGAGCTCCATCAAGTGCGCCACGGCAGGCGGCAGCGGTGTCGGCCGATCTGCCACGCTCCGGTGCCTCCACCTGTCCGAGTTCGCCTTCTGGCCGGGAGACAAGCGGGAGACGCTGGCGGGTTTGTCCCAGGCGGTGCCGGACAAGCCGGGGACCATGATTATCATCGAATCCACCGCCAACGGATACGACGAGTTCAAAAATCGGTGGGACGCGGCGGTGGAAGCCCAGCGGCGGGGCGAGGACGGCTACCTGCCCATCTTCTTTGCCTGGTACGAGATGGAGGAATACCGCCGGACCCCTCCCCCGGGATTTGAACGGACGCCGGAGGAGCAGGAACTGGCCGAAACCTTCCATCTGGACGACGAGCAGCTGGCCTGGCGGCGGTGGTGCATCGCCGCTAACTGCGGCGGAGACCTGGATCTGTTTCATCAGGAGTACCCGTCCACACCGGACGAGGCGTTTATTTCCACCGGCCGCTGCGTCTTCGACAAGGCGGAGATCGTGCTGCGGCGGGAGCAGGTGCGGGAGCTCCCCTGGGAACGGGGCGAGTTCCGTGCCAGGAAAGACGCAGCTGGAAAAATCGTCGGCTGGGATTGGGTACGGGACCCAAGAGGCGCTGTCCGCATCCTGAAAAAGCCGGAGAACGGCGTGCCCTATGTGATCGGCGGGGACACTGCCGGCACCGGAAGCGACTGGTTTGTGGGCCAGGTGCTGGACAACCGGACGGGAGAGCAGGTGGCGGTGCTCCACCACCAGTTTGGGGAGCGGATGTACGCCGAGCAGATGTACTGCCTGGGGATGTACTACAACACCGCCCTGATCGGTGTGGAGACCAACTACTCCACGTACCCGGAGATGAAACTGGAGGATTTGGGATACCCGAACCTGTACGTGCGGGAGCGCCTGGACAACTACACCGGAAAGATGGTGCCGGCCTTTGGCTTTGAGACCACGACCGTCACCAGGCCGGTGATTGTGGATGGGCTGAAAGACGCGGCCAGGGAGCACCTGGAGACCATCAATGACTACGAGACGTTGGGCGAGATGCTGACGTTCATTTATGACGAAAACTGGAAACCACAGGCGGAAGAGGGCGCTCACGACGATCTGGTGATGGCGCTGGCCATTGCCCACAAGATCAGGGTTCAGCAGCGGACCAGCGTGGAGCGGACCGCGGCGGCGGGGACTGCCGTGTGGACGCAGGATATGTGGGATGACTTTGACCGGGCGGACCCCCAGGGGCGGGAGCTCCTGCTGAAACTCTGGGGTACCCCGCGGAGATAGGAGAGCACGATGAAAACGAGAAAAGCGGCAGTCAGGCCGGCAAAACTGGATATTTGGCAGCGGAGGCTGGCGGACAGCGACGCAGCCTGGAAGCCGGAGATGGAGCGCATGGACCGGCGGGAGCACCTGTACAGCGGGGACCGGGAGCTCCGCGCCCTGACAAAGGGGGATGAGGGGCAGAAGGCTCCCCATATCCGGAATATCGTCTTTGAGAACATTGAGAGTCAGGTTTCCTCCGCCATTCCCTCCCCCAAGGTGACGCCGCGGCGGAAGGAGGACGAGGGGCTGGCAGACAAGATCGAGCACTGGCTGCGCTGCGAGCTGGACCGCCTGCCCTTCGAGACCATCAACGACCAGGCGGAGCGGACAGTCCCCATCCAGGGCGGCGTAGGCTTCCTGGTGGCCTGGGACAACCGGAAGCGGACCCACGACACGGTAGGCGAAGAGGAAGTGGCGATGCTGCATCCGAAGCAGTTCGCCCCGCAGCCCGGCATCTACACCGGCATCCAGGACATGGATTGGTTCATCGTCCGCCAGGCCGCCACGAAGGAGAGCATCCGGCGCCGGTACGGCGTGAATGTGGAAAACGAGGGCGAGCAGGAGCCCCAGGTGCGGGGCACCGGCGATGAAGACACGGCGGACGACGCTGTGACGATGTACATCGGCTACGCCAAAAACGACCAGGGCGGGATCGACCGCTATGTGTGGGTCAACGACATCGAGCTGGAGGACCTGGAGAACTACCAGGCGCGGCGTGTGCCGGTCTGTGCCCACTGCGGCCGGGTACGCCCCCTCCCCGGGCAGATCATCCAGAACCGGCAGGCCGTGGCGGAGACAGCGGAGACCAGGAAGCAGATCGCGGGCCGGGCCCTGGCCCTGCAGCTGGCGCAGGAGGTGGCGGCCGGTATCGGCGGAGGCCTGGAAGCCATGGCGGCGGAGGTGGCAGCAGAGCCGCCGGAGGCTGAGGCAGAACGGTACGACGGCGGACCATGCCCATGGTGCGGGAGCACGAACTGGACCACCAAAGAGCAGGAGTACGAAGAAGTGATCCTGCCCATCACCAACAGTTCCGGCCTGACGATTCCGGGCCAGCATCCGGAGATCGACGAGAACGGCCGGTCGGTCATGCGGCCTACCCGGATCCCTTTCTACCGGCCGGACGTGTTCCCGGTGGTGCTGCAGAAGAGCGTGAGCGTCTATGGCCAACTGCTGGGAAACAGCGACGTGGACGTGATTGAGGACCAGCAGAACACCACCAACCGCATGGAAAAAAAGATCATCGACCGTCTGGTGAAGGCAGGGACCCGGATTACGCTGCCGGCCAAAGCGACGCTGCGGACGGACCCGGTGGACGGAGAGCGATGGTTCCTGGATTCCCCGGCCGACAAGGCCATGATCGACGTGTACCAGTTTTCCGGAGACCTGCAGTACGAGCTGACGTACCTGGCGACGGTCTATGAAGAGGCCCGGCAGGTCCTGGGCATCACAGACAGCTTCCAGGGCCGGACGGACCCAACGGCCACCAGCGGAAAGGCCAAGGAGTTTTCCGCCGCACAGGCGGCGGGGCGCTTGGAGAGCAAGCGGACCATGAAGCAGGCGGCATACGCCCAGCTGTTCGAGCTGATGTTCAAGTTCTGGCTGGCGTACTCGGACGAGCCCCGGCCCATCAGCTACAAGGACAACGAGGGGAACACGGTCTTTGAGGAGATCAGCCGGTACGACTTCTTGAAGCAGGACGAGGATGGGCAGTTCTACTGGGACGACCAGTTCCTGTTCAGCTGTGACACCTCTGCCCCGCTGGCTTCCAACCGGGAGGCCATGTGGCAGGAGACTCGGATGAACCTGCAGACCGGGGCATTCGGCGATCCCAGCAGCACGGAGACGCTGATCCTGTTTTGGAGCAAGATGGAGGAGCTGCACTACCCCGGGGCCGGGTCCACCAAGAAATACCTGGAAGAGCGGTTGCGGCGGGAACAGCAGCAGGCCGCCCAGGCCCAGCAGATACAGCTCCAGATACTGGCCATGCAGGCCCAGCAGCGAGGGCGGCGGGACGCCGCATCCACAGTCAACCAAGGCAATCAGACGCCGACGGGTAGGTAAAAGGGCCCCCACCACGCGGGGCGTGGTGGGAAGAGGACGAACGACGGAGTGAGCGATATTCCCCGTGCACGGGGAATTGAGCGATATGGAGTCCGTGAGGACGAACGCATGAGAACGCGGGAAAATCTCAATCTGCAAGAAAGGAGGCGGCACCTGCATGAAGAACGGCGGCAAGCGCGGCGGCTTCGGCTACGTGGGCCGGATCAAGAACTCCGGGCCCCAGGTGGTACAGGCCCCCATCCAGACCACTGTGTCCAAGAAGGGCACAGTGAAGACGGGCAACGACCTCCGGAGCGGCAAGAAGTAACGGAGATCGAATAATCCGGGGCCGGGAGTGGCCCACCATTACGCAAGCCAACAGCGGGAAAATGGCAGCCGGCCAGAGGCCGGAACGGAGGCATTATGGCCGGATTTGAAGAGAGCGATCTGTATGCTGCGTTCGGGCTGGAGCAGCCCGCAGGCGGGAACGAACCGGGAGCCGCCGAACCGGGAGCGCAGGAAGGACAGGCACGGGGCACGGAGCCCGGAACGGGCGAAGCCCAGGAGCCGGCGCAGACCCAGGAGCAGGACCCCTCCCGGGATCAGGGAGACGGTGGGGCCCAGGGCGGCGCCGGCGGTGCCGGGGACGTTTCCGGAGCGTCCCAGGCAGAGGGCGGGCAGGAAGGAGAGCCCGCCCAGCAGACCAAGGAGCAGCCCCCGCAAGGGGGACGCGGCATCCGTAATGAGGCAGAGCCTCAAACGGCTGCCCAGCGGGCGGAGAATGCAGCCCGCCGGCGGCGGGAAGAGCAGCAGGCCGCCATTGACGCCGCCGTGAAAATGGCGGTGGAGGACGAGAGGGCCAGAACCAAAGGGCAGATGGAGGCCTTCTTTGCCAAGGCGGGGATGAAAAACACCGTCACCGGCAAGCCCATCACCACCCTGGAGGAGTTTGACGCCTGGCAGGCGGACTATGAAGCCGCCAGACTACAGAAGGACCTGAAGGCCGGGAAGCTGACACCGGAGGCCCTGCGGTCCGCGGTGGAACAGACGCCGGCGATCCAGGCGCTGAAAAAGCAGCAGGAGCAGCGGGCGGCGGAGGACGAGCAGCGCAGACAGGCTGAGGCCAAGGCCCGGGTGGACGCGGAGCTCGCGGAAATCCACAAGCTGGACCCCGCTATCAACACGGTGGAGGACCTGTTGTCCATGCCCGACGCCAAGGCGTTCTACGACCTGGTGCGCAAGGGCAACAGCTTCCTGGACGCCTACCGGCTGGCCAACTTTGACCGGCTGCAGGCGGCCCGGGCGGAAGCGGCCCGGCAGCAGGCCATGAACAACGCCAGGGGCAAGGACCACCTGACCGGCACCGGGACCCCCCAGGGGACCGGGGCGGCCACGGTGCCGCCGGACGAGATGCAGGCATTCAAGCTCTTCAATCCGACGGCCACGGAGGCGGAGATCACCGCCTGGTACAACAAGCACAAGAAATGAGCGGCGCCCCGGGAGACCGAGGCAGCGTGAAAAGGAGGAAACCATGTTTCAGCCCTGGAAAAGCGACAACGGGGCTGTGCTCCCCTGGGAGTATCTGCCGGCGGAGGCCGGCACCTACCACGTGGGGCAGGCCCTGAACCTGGACGCCACCACCGGCCATCTGGAGGCCGTGGCGGCGGACCTGGATACCACTCCCCCCTACATCTGCAACGCGGAGGTAAAGGTGGAGACCGCGGGGACCCCCATCCCCGTGTCCCGGACGAGCCGGGACGTGATCTATGAGACCACCCTGCAGGCGGCGGCCGCGGGCACCGTGGCGGGCAGTCGGCTGGTGGTCAAGAGCGGCGGCACGCAGGTGGGCGCCGGGGACGGCACCTTTGAGGTGGTCAGCCTGGACGGCACCACGGCAGGCAGCATCGTTCGCGGCCGATTCGTGGACCCGAAGCCCGCGGCGGGCGGCGGTGGCTAATCACCGACCTGCCGAGAAAGGAGAAACAAGACAATGCCTATTAGACTTACATTTTCCGAGGGGTCTGGCCTGAATGACAGCGTGTACGGCAAGTGCCAGGCCCCCATCCGGATGTTCCTGGAGAAGCGGGGCGAGGCCTTCGAGCAGGAGAGCGTCGTGGAGCGGCTGTTCCTGATGGGTACATCCGAGAACTACGGCGACCTGCTGACCAGCATGACCGCCATGGCGGGCTTTGAGCCCGTGGGTGAGAACGGCGCCTATCCCGAGGACTCCATGCAGGAGGGCTATCAGAAGCTGCTGGTGTATGAGACCTGGAAGGATTCCTTCTCCATCTCCAAGGAGATGATCGAGGACTCCAAGCTGATGGACCTGCGCAAGCAGCCGGGGGCCTTTATGACCAGCTATCACCGGACCCGGGAACTGTTCGGCGCGGCCCTGTACGGCGGCGCCATCAAGGCGGCCACTACGGCGCAGTTCAAGGGCAAGACCTTTGACATCACCACGGCGGACGGCCAGCCGCTGTTCTCCGCGGCACACCCCGCCAAGGTGTCCGGCCCCGCCCAGTGCAACCTGTTCAAGGACGCCTTCTCCGTGGATGCCCTGGGCCAGATGGAGACGGCCATGCAGATTTTCTGCGGCGACACGGAGGAGATTCTGGACGTGTCCCCGGACACCATCCTGATCCCCGATCTGGCCAGCCTGAAGAAGGATGTGTTCGCGGCCATCGGCGCCGACAAGGACCCGGCCACCAGCAACAACGCCTTCAACTATCAGTTCGGCCGCTGGACCGTGATCTGCTGGCCCTATCTGAACAAGTTCATCACGGCCGGCACCGCGCCCTGGATCCTGCTGGACAGCAAGTACAACGAGCAGTACGGCGGCGCTGTGTGGAACGACCGGATTCCGCTGGCGGTGCGGAGCACCATCGACGAGAACACCGACGCCAACGTGTGGCGGGGCCGTTCCCGCTGGAACGCCACGTTCAACGACTGGCGGTTCGCCGCCATCGGCGGCATCTCCACGGGAGAAGAGCTCCCCGACTAAGCAACACCCGAAGCGGGCGAAGGTACGCCTCCGCCCGCTTTTCCACAAGGAGGCAACCATGAAAATCTGCGTGTACGCCATCGCCAAAAACGAAGAGCAGTTCGTGGACCGCTGGATGGACTCCATGCGGGAGGCGGACTGGGTGTGCGTGCTGGACACCGGGAGCACGGACCGGACCGTGGAAAAGCTGGCGGACCGGGGCGCCGTGGTGCGGCAGGAGGCTGTCAGCCCCTGGCGGTTTGATGCGGCCCGCAACCGCTCCATGGAGCTGATCCCGCCGGACACGGACATCTGCGTGTGCACGGACCTGGACGAGGTGTTTCGGCCCGGCTGGCGGAAGCTGCTGGAGAATGCCTGGGAGCCGGGAGCAGAACAGCTCCGGTACACCTATATCTGGAGCTTCGGCCCCCGCGGAACGCCGGGCACTACGTTCCTGCAGGAGAAAATCCACGCCCCCGGCGTGTTCCGCTGGCATCATCCGGTACATGAAGTGCTGCGGAGGACAGACGGGCAGCGCACCTGGAAGACAGCGGTATGTCCGGAGATCGTGCTGGAGCACTATCCGGACCCGAAGAAAAGCCGGGCGGAGTATCTGCCGCTGCTGGAACTGTCCGTCCGGGAGGATCCGGAGGACGACCGGAACGCCCACTATCTGGGGCGGGAGTATATGTTCCACGGACTGTACGCGGAGGCCATCCCGGTGCTGAAGCGCCACCTGGAAATGCCCGGAGCCGTGTGGCAGCCGGAGCGGTGCGCCTCCATGCGCTTTCTCTCCCGGTGCTATCTGTCTATGGGCGACAGGCGGCAGGGCATGGTGTGGGCGCTGCGGGCCATCGCAGAGGCACCGGAGCTGCGGGAGCCCTGGGTACAGGCGCAGGAGGCAGCCTACGCGGCGGAGGACTGGGAGGGCGTGGTCTACTACGGCCGGCGGGCCGTGGACATCACCGAACGGTCCGGCTTCTATATCAACGAGGACAGGGCCTGGGGCGCCTATCCCTGGGACGCCATGGCGTATGCCTGCTACCGGATCGGGGATCTGCGGGCGGCAGGAGCATACGGAGAGCAGGCGCTGCTGGAGGAACCGGACAACCCGCGGCTGCTGGAGAACATGCGCTTCTATGTGGGAAACAAGGGAGGCGGATACGAATGAAGGTCAAGGATGCCATCGCGGCGGCGGATGCCGTGAAACCCAACGCTTTCAGCGAGGAGACGAAGTTCCAGTGGCTGCGCCGCATGGAAGGCTGCCTGCAGGCGGAGGTCTTTTTGATGGCGCCGGCGCAGATCCGGGAGCTGGACTTGCAATATCCGGCGGATATGGACCGGGAGCTGTTGGTGGATCCTCCCTACGACGATCTCTATCCGCTGTATCTGCAGGCCAGGATCGACGCGGAGAACGGAGAGTATAACAAGTACGCGGACTCCATGACCATTTACAACAGCGCGTACACGGCGTTTGTGTGCTGGTTCTGCCAGCTATACGATCCTGCGGAGGGATATTACGGCGAGGAGGCGAGACGGCATGAGGTGGAGTGA